CCGTCCAAATGAAGCCCACCCTGGTGGAGTAGCCTGCGACGACCTTACCCGGCGTGGGGGGCCGGAAGTGATAGTTCCTGTCAGGGTTGGTGTCGCTCAAGAGTTCACGGACCATGGTGACCATATCCGCCGTCTTCTGATTGATGACCGGGGTATTCGCCATGAGGACCGAGGGGGCCTCCAGGGAACTCGTCATGGGGTTGGCCGACATCACCCTGAAGTCGTCGATGACGTTCACAACCTCGGAGTCGGGGTATTGCTGGAGGGACCAGACGATCTGATAGTCCCCGGAGCCCCAGTTGGAGGGTAGGGTCATCCCGACGAAGAAGAGGCCGACCTCGGTCCCCCTGGACGGCTGGGCCTGGGGTCCGGCCACCAGGATCTTCCTGTCCTCCTCACCAATAAGATAGATGGTGTAGGAGATGAGGGTCGGTTCAACCGGGCGACCGGCCTCATCCCTCACCATCAAGGAAAGGTCTCCAGGGCCTAGTGTCTTACCAGAAAAGAATGTGAACACGGTTACCTCGCACGTTCATTGAGGGAATTAGAAGTTGATCCGTGGAACTCAGGTATCCTAGAGACACGGTGGGAGTTGAAGCCACGCCTACTGGGGTAATAATGACATCCAAAAAAAATTCTCTGAATGAAGAGCAAAGCAGTGCCGTCACCCATCCCCAGGGATCTCCTGCTTGTATCATAGCCGGTGCTGGGTCTGGAAAGACCAAGGTTCTCACCTCTCGAATCGTCTGGCTCATCGCTGAGGGTGTCAACCCCCGCCGCATCCTCGCCATCACCTTCACCAACAAGGCTGCCGGTGAACTCCGAGAGCGGGTGGCCAAGGAGTTGGGGGTCGAGCAGGATGAGAAGACCGGCCCACGGATCGGGACCATTCACAGCTTCGCCCTGAACGCTATCCGCAAGGATGCCAAGGGCTTCGGGCTGGACCACCGGGTCTCCCCCCTGGATGACTACGGCCAGAAGGAGATGATCGACCGCATCATCTTCCGGGGCAAATTCACGGACACCGGCAAGCCTGACGGAGCCCTGCTGAAGCCCTGGGACGTCAAGGACAAGATCCAGTATCACCGGGCCAGGGGCCTCGGCTTCTACACCGACTACACCCCCGAGGTCCACAAGGAGGTGCTCAAGCGGCACTCCGGCCTCCACGCCCTCTCCGAGGGGGAGCTTGAAATCTGGCGACTCTACCAGGACGAAAAGCAGATGAACTCCGTTGTGGACTTCGACGACATGCTGCACCTCGTGGTGGAGCGGGCCGGTCGGGACGAGGTCTGGCGGGCACGACTCCAGTCTCAGTTCGACCACATCCTCATGGATGAGACCCAGGACACCAACGTCGTCCAATGGCAGTTCTTCGACTTCCTCTTCCGCCCCGACAACTTCAATGCTTACATCGTCGGGGACATGAGCCAGTCCATCTATGCCTTCAACGGGGCAGCCCCCGGCCTCCTCCTGGAATACTCCAAGGGCTGGCGTGGGGTGGTCCCGACCCCCTACACCCTGGCCTGGAACTACCGAAGCTGCCCCGAGATCGTCAAGCTCGCCAACATCATCCAGAAGAAGATGACCGAGACGATCCCCCTCCACATGAAGTCCTTCCGGGGCGAGCAGGGGGAGACCGGCATGGTCCGGTCCCTGCGGGCCACGACCCCCAGGGAGATCGCTCACACGGCTGTCCACGAGATCAAGCAGGGCAACGCCCGCATCAAGAACAAGGTGGCCTTCCGAGACCACGCCTTCCTGGTCCGGTCTGCCAGCCAAGTCCGGGACATCGAATCCGAACTCGTCATCCAGCGGATCCCCTACGTGATCCGGGGTGGCCGGGGCCTGCTTCAAACCGAGGAAGCCAGGGGCATCCTTGCCTACCTTCGCTTCGCCGTGAACGTCCGGGACTGTGAATCCTTCGCCAAGGCTATCGCAGCCCCTCGTCGTGGGGTCGGGGACGTCGCCATCGAGAAGATCCGGGCCGTCGCCAAGAAGGAGTTCGACGGGGACATCCTCCGGGGCAGTGAGAAGGTGAGCCACGCCAAGCTGTCCGCCTTCAACGATGGCATCCGGGGCATCCAGCGTCAGAGCGGTCCCGTGGACGCCTTCAACTATGCCATCCACATGTCAGGCTACCTCAACTTCATCAAGGACAAATACGGCAAGAAGGAGCCTGACAAGGTTGAGGCGAAGATCGAGAACCTGGGTCGCCTCAGGGACATGATCGCTGGGATCGTTGAGTTCAAGCCTGAGACCACCCTGGAGGATCTCGTATTCCAGTTCACCCTGCATGAGAAGGAAGAGCGCAAGAACGAGGGGGAGGATGACGACGGTGCCGTGGTCATCTCCACCATCCACTCAGCCAAGGGCCTGGAGTGGCGACACGTCTATGTCTGGAATTGCTACGAGGGCAGCCTGCCCCACATGTATTGCAAGACGGACGCTGAGATTGAAGAGGAACGCCGTCTGTTCTACGTGGCCGTCACCCGTGCGAGGGATAACGTTGCCCTCTGCCTGCCTGGGCTCATCCAGCGTGGTCCCAACTTCCAATCCGTCATGCCTTCTCGCTTCCTCACTGAACTCGGCCTCGCATGATCCGGGTCAAGGCCAACTTCGACCCCGAGAGCCTCTGGCATCCCACGGAGATCCGGCAGGTTTCAGCCCTCTTCCCTCTCCGGGGTAGCGAGGACGCCTTCCTCCTGACGTTTCCCCTCAGGGAGACACAGAGCGGGGTTGTCTACTATGCCGCAGCCCAGGGCGTTCGCATGGAGGAGGGGGAGATCCTGATCGACATCCGCTCCTGTGCCATCCACAAGAAGCCTCAGGAGTTCCTGTGGCTGGCTGCCAACCCCGCCGAGTTTGGGACAGCCGTGCTCTTCCTCCGTAAGGGGTTGAACCACAACCGTTTAGGCTTCCCATATGTCCGGGGTACTCGTGGAGACGTCGTGCTACCCAATGGGGAGTTCACCACGTATTTCTTGCATTCAGGGGCGATATACTAGGGGCTATTCAGATACCAATAATTTTATCTGAAAACGAATACCGTTAGACTCTACGCTAATCCTGGTATATGTAGATGTGAATGGAGACATACCATGAACACCTTGACCGGAATCCAGGAGGACGTGCTGCTCGGTGCCTACGCACTGTTCGGCATGGACACCTTCGCCCTCGAACAGACCATCGTCCCCAACTACCGCCCCTACCAGATCCGAGATGCCGTGAACGAGAGGGTTGAACTCGGGCTCATCAGGGGCTTCCCCATGTCGAAGAACCACTGGGAACTCAATGGCACCGGCCTTGGGATCGCGGGAGCCTTCTCTGGTGTCCGAGAGAAGATCGCCGAGAACCGGGACAAGAGGGGGGCGGCGGGGATCGCCAACCCCCGGCCCGTGCCCGCAAGCCCCTGGAGGCCATGGTCGCCGAGGGCATCCTGATCCGGGTGGATAACCCCTTATGGGCAGTGGACTACGGCTTCTGCCTCGCCGACCCCAGGTTCATCGAGAACCTCAGGAACCCCTCAAGGCTAGGTAGGCCCCTGTAAATTCCGTAACACCCTGACTTAATTGGAGATTTAGATGAAGCTCGTCCATAGCACTGACCTTGGTAAATTGTTTGAGGGCGACTGCCTGGAACTATTGGCCTCCATGGAATCGGACTCAGTGGACACTGTGTTCGCCGACCCCCCGTTCAATCTCGGGAAGGACTATGGCAAGAAGATCAACGACAGTATGGTTGAGGCTGAATACCTTGAGTGGTGCCTAGCCTGGGTCAAGGAGTGTGTTCGAGTGGTGAAACCGGGAGGGGCGTTCTTCCTATGGAACCTCCCAAAGTGGAATATCCACCTCGGTCATTTTCTCTCCGAGCAGGGCATGACCTTTCGCCATTGGGTCGCCGTGGACATCAAGTATTCCCTACCCATCCCAGGACGACTCTACCCATCCCACTACTCGCTCCTGTATTACACTAAGGGGAAACCCACCACCTTCTCCCGCCCAAGGGTTCCTATCCCTACCTGCCGCCACTGTGGAGGGGACATCAAGGACTATGGAGGCCATCGCAACAAGTTGAACCCCCTCGGCCTCAACCTTACGGATGTCTGGTTTGACATTTTTCCCGTCCGTCACCGTTCTACCAAGACCCGTTCCGCGAATCAGTTACACGAAAAAGTCCTCCAACGTGTCCTGGAAATCTCGACTGTCGAAGGGGATCTTGTATTCGACCCCTTTGGGGGCAGTGGGACAACCTTCGCGGTCGCGGAGGAGATGCGGCGACGGTGGCTTGGGTCAGAACTTGGGGATTGCTCAGGGATCATAGAACGCCTGAAAGGTGAGACGAAGCCCATCATCAAGAACGCCGGAGACGCCGGGAAGGGGCTTCGCAAAGGCAAATAATTCGAGATTTTTTACACTCTATGCCAATGGAGGTGTAAGTAGAGGTGAGAGGGGACCACCATGAAGAACACACTGAAGGACGCCACCACGATCTTCGTCAACGACGAGGTATTCGGCATGAACGCCCACACTGAGTTCGCTCCTGGGTTCCTCGAAGGCACCCGCTTCTTCGTCGTCGCCGAGACCGAAGACGGCTTCCGCTTCCGCCACAACCACACCTTCTGCTCCGGCACCCTGGAAGCCAACGAAGACGGCTTCGAGGCTTGGTTCCAGGATCGCAACGTCGATGCCACCGCCGCCGAGACCCTCGTCGCCCGCATCAACGCTTGTCTGGCCCACGGTGGTGCCCTTGATCCCTCCCAGTGGACCGCTATCCAGGGTGCCTATGGCAGCCGTGGCTGGGACGAGATGGCTGAGATGGAACTGGAACGTGAAGAAGAGTTCTCCACGAGCCTCTGGTAATCTGATGACCACCCTTTCCGAGGTAGCAATGACCGAACTCACCACCCTCCTGGCCGTCCCCGCCTTGGTATTCGAGGATGCCCAGGGCCTCCCCAACGCCTTCTTCAAGAACTCCTATGAGGTGGCGAAGTGGTGACCACGGTGGAAGAACTCATCGAACTCCTGAAGAAGGAGAATCCCAAGCGGGTCGTCGTCATGCGGCACGGGGACGAATACACCCCCTTCTTCTCCATGTGGACGGGTGCCTACCGGGCTGAGTCCACATGGGCCGGGGAGATGGGCCTGGAGGCCCTCACCGACAACGACCGCAAGACTGGCTACACCGAGGAGGACGTCTTCGAAGACGGCGTCCCCGCCCTGGCCCTCAACGGAGTCCACTGATGCTGGCCCACGACGCTCCGCAGTTCATGGCACCCTACGACCGGATACGCCGCTGGGCATCCATTGTCCGCTCTGCCAGGATGCACTCCTGGTATTGGCACAACCATAAGGCCCATGTTCACAATTCATGAACCATGGACAGGGGTGTAAGAAAAAAGGACCGGAGCGATCCGGTCCTTTTCATATCTGCACTTTACTGGCTTACAGCGTAGCGCGAATCGTCCAGAAATCGTCGGACAGGTCGGGGCTGGTGACGTATTCGTAGGGCATCCAGAAGTAGCCATTCTGGCCCCAGTCCGGTCCCCAGGAGTTGCGGACGAGGAACTGCTCGGTCGTGTCGTTGTAGCCGCAGAGGGCCACACAGTGGCCACCCAGGAGCTTCTCACCCTTGGCAGGCATGTGCAGGACACCCGTGCGGGCCACGTCTGGGCCTTCGAATGCCTCGTAGACGGAGAAGCCGAATACGATGGGGAAGCCAGCGGCAAGGCAGGTCTTCACTTCGTCGAGCTTGGACCAGTCCACCCGGTAGTAGGTCATGGCCTTGTGCTTGATGGCCTCGTTGTAGGCTGCCTTGGTAGGCTTGGTGGCGAACTTGGCGACGTTGTAGGCCCACTTGGACTCGGGAGGGGCTCCCAGGGTGGCGACTACCTTGATGCCGTCGCGGATCTCGGCCCCGGCGTCGGAGTTGACGGTGTTCTCGATCACCCGCTCTCCATAGTAGATGAAGAGGCGGCTGGGATTCCAGTCAGGTAGAGCACTGTCCTGGATGCGAAGATAGGCGAGGCAGGCGGCGATGCCGTTGCCCGTGCAAGCGCCTAGCTGGCCCTGGTCGTAAACAGCGGGCATGTCCTTGCGGAGATCCACGGTGGTCGGCAGGGCTCCCTTGAGCACGTCCGGCTTGTAGACGCCATACTTGAAGTCACGGTGATCTGGCATATCGGGACGCCAGCCATAGATACGGGGCTCTGACATGGTGATGCCCTCCTTTAAGAGGGCATCGAAAAGCTGGTTTTTGGGTGTTAGGACTTCTTCGGTAGCTTCACCAGGGCTCCACACCCCATGCAGGTGACAGTAGAGCCGTTTAGTTCCTCCCGATCCCAGTAGACGGAGCCACTGGGGGCATGGAGATCACCCTTGCAGGAGGGGCAGGTGACGTCGAAGAGGACAGGGATGCAGTCGGCCTTCAGGGGCTTGCTCATTTCTCGTCCTTGGCAAGGGCCTTGTCGTGCTGGCGGGCCTTCCGCTTCTGGGGCTTCTTGACGGTCTGCTTGACGGTCTGCTTGGCCGCAGGGTGCTCGGCGGCGGCATCGAAGAGGGGCCGGAAGGTGTGGCCGAGGTCGTTGTCTCCGAAGATGACTGCGATGCTCTGCATGGCCTAGCCCTCCTCAGGATCGCGGCGGTTGCCGTCTGCCCGTTCCAGGGCGGCGATGGCCATCTCGATGGCCTTGGAGTGGGAGGGATCCTTGGAGCCGCCACGGACGAGTTCCAGGCAGGCTTCGTAGAGGTCGGGGCAGGCGGCGATCAGGTGGGTGTCGGCGTCGGAGTGGATGTTCCGGCAGATGCGGACGTAGCCCTCACCGTTGCCGTCAGTCCGCCAGACGAAGCGGCCCACAGTGGAGTAGACTTGCCCGCTGGTGGAGCGGAGGGCGGTGAGCCACTTTCCTTTGGTGGTACCACGCTCAGTGACAGGGGTAGCTGCGGGGGCGGGACGACGGGGGCGCATCAGGGCTCATCTACAGTGAACTGGTTGCACCCGTCGAACCAGGAGGGAAGGCGTTTGTAGACTTCAGTGGTCACGGGCATGGGGGTCTCCTAGCGGCAAGAGTGGACGGAGCAGGAGTTGACACAGCCCAGGCCATTGTCGGCACTGGTGATGTTGCCACGCTTGCCACGAGGGGCGGGGGCCTTCCATCCAGCGGCCTTCAGGATGTCGCCGGTCTCCCGGTCGACGAAGCAGTGGACGGAGCGGCGGGGTTCCTTGCCGTTGATGTCCTCGGTCTTGACGATGCGGAGACGCTTGGGGCCTTCCTGGACCTCCATGGTCGTGATGAAGCAGGCCATACCGACCGTGCCGCCTTCCTGCCACTTGTTCTGCATGGCTTGGACACCGGCAACGAAAGCGATGACTTCGGGGCTAGAGGCATTGAACATGGAATCTCCTTCCCGCTACATACACCCCTATTGGCGTAGAGCTTAAAACTTGGGGGCCAGAACGTCAAATTTCCGCTGGCAGGTCGGGCACTTGGCGTCGTAGGCGTAGGTTCCTGGCTCGATCTCCCGCTTCAGGCGCATGTTGGCGATCCCCATGAACTCCAGGTGGGCCTTGTCCTCTGGGCACACTAGGGTGCCCTGTTTTAGGATGAACGCAGTCTCGTAGTCCCCCAAGGGCTCATAGTCCCCCACGGGCTCATAGTCCCCCACGGGCTCATAGCCCCCGGCAAGGCAGTAGTCCTGCTTGATGGTGAGCTTACCAGCCATCCGGCCTTCCAGGTGCTTCAGGGTGACATTGTGGCCCTGGCAGGCGACTACCTCAACCTCCCGGCCCGTCTTGAGGTTTTTCCAGCGGTCGCCGGGGGTTAGGGTCTTTACGAGAACGCACTTCTCCTTGTAGGTTGGTCGAATCATAGGTAATGGGCCTCGATGCGGGCACGGTCCTCATGAGTCAGGTCGCAGCCCTCCCAGTCGAGGATGCCCAAGCTGGCGTCGATCTCCCACTGGTCAGCAGGGGAGAGGTAGCGGTAGTTGCGGGGCCGGTGGAAGGACTTCTCGAACATGGCCCGCTGGTCGAGGGCGATGGCTTGAGGTGTCATGGTGCTCCTTGAAAGAGAGACCCCAGGGCTGCGAAGGGGAGGGGGCAGCCCTGGGGACCGGAGAGGCCAGCCTAGGCCGACTTCTTCCGATTGGAGATGTAGGTGAAGAGGGCAGCCTTGATATTGGCGGGTTCGACCTGGGCCTGCTCGGAGCCGTCGATGGCAGCCTGCTCCCAGCCGGAGATCAGGGTGGACTTACCGGACAGGGCGGAGACGAGTTCCTCGTCGAAGGTGCCCTCAGCGGTCATGTGGTAGATGTTGACCATCTCGGTCTGGCCGATGCGGTAGGCACGGTCCTCAGCCTGGAAAATCATGGCGGGGGTCCAGTCACGGTCGTTGAAGATTACATAGGAGGCAGCGGTCAGGGTGATGGCCACACCGGCAGCCTTCACGTTGCCGACGAAGACCCGGATCTCAGGGTTGTTCTGGAAGGCATCGACAGCGGTCATGCGCTTGGGGCCGGTGACGGAACCGTCAACCACGACAGCCTTGGAACCGAAGTGGGCAGCGATCTGCTCCAGGGTGTCGGTGTAGCAGGTGAAGATGATGACCTTCTCACCGGCCTGGACGATGGTCTCGGCCTGCTCGATGGTGGAGGCGACCTTCACACGAGCGGTCTCGTGCTTCAGGATGCCGATGAGGCGCAGGATCTCGCCAGTGGGCTCGTCGTTGTCGTCGGTGGCGGAGGCATTCTCCAGGTCGGTGAACAGCCGGTCGAACATCTTGCGGTCGGCCTTGCTGATCTCAACGGGGATACTGGTGCGGACCTTGGGGGGCAGGTTCAGGACGTCGGCCTTGAACACCTTGCGGAAGAAGGGGGCCACATTGGAGGCCAGTTCGCCGCTGTTGGAAGAGCCGGTGTTGCTCCAGACCTGACGGCCAGTGCGGTCCACGGTGATGAACTTGCCGTCGCAGTAACGCTCTTCAAACTTCGACTTGGACTTGCCCATCGGGGATCCCAGGGCGCGGAGGATGCTGAAGAGTTCGTTGGGGCGGTTCAGCATGGGGGTGCCGGACATGGGGAGCACGTTGGGGATGCTGTCCACGATGCCGGGGACCATGACGCGAGCCTTGGCATCCCAGTAGGACACGAGGGCCTGGGTGCGCTGGGCCTTGAGGTTCTTGAGCATGTGGACCTCGTCCATGATGACGAAGGCGAAACCGGCGTCGATGAGGGCCTGCTTGTAGTAGCTGATGACGTCGTAGTTGATGACGATCCAGGTGGCATCGCCGATGACGTCAGTGCGACCGGAGACGATCTGGACGGTCTGGTCGGCACCGATGAACTTGTGGATTTCGCGCTTCCAGTTCTCCTTGGCGACGGAGGGGACGACCACCAGCTTGCGGCCCTTGGGGCACTTGGTGTGGGCGGCCACGGCGGAGGAAATCGTGTTGTGAGTCACAATACAATGATCCGTCAGGTAGCAGTGGTGACCCGCTGCCACGGAAATACATTGGGCCTCTTCTTCCCGCAAGTAGGTAATGGACTCTATGGCCCTAGAGGGTACATATTTGGTGCGTGGTATTACTCGTTCAGCCTTACGCTTCAGGTGGAAGGGGGGGATGTCGTTGGGAAGGGAGAGGGAAAGACGAAACGCTGTCTTTCCATGGTAAGCCACGGTGCGTTCCCGCCATCGAACCACCCCACCCAACCCCTGCACCAGGAGCATAACTCCTTCTGCAAGAGACTTGGACATCACAGTAAACTCCAATGCCCCGTCCCCCGACACGTAGCCGTCTGTGTCCATAAGCCCTTGAAGGAGGGCGATGCGGTTTTCGATAGAGTTAAAAAGGTAACAAGGAGGGATGAACTTCGTGAAAGAACTTGTTCCCCACAACCCCAAAGCTCTAATGGGGCTCTGGAGTGGGTGAACCCCACCCAGGGGGTTCCCGATATTACCCCTTGAAATGCGGTAGTCACAACTGCTACCCTTTACCTTTTTAAGTTGGAGTCCCCCCGGAAGCGCACCCTCTACTCGATTGAGGATCTCCAAGTCCATGGAGGAGATAAGGATGCTCCCCCGCTCTCCTTTTGGGATGCAGCCATCCCCCAGGAGGACACCTAGTAGGTAGGGGTCTAGGGGGAGGGGCTGGGGGGCAAACTCAATGGGGCGAGTAATGGGGATATACCACTTGGCATTGCCCCTATTCCCATAGGTGATGTCTCCCAGGAGGTCCGCCGTGGACTTCACGAGAAACTGACCCTTCCTAGCCCTGTGATTTGTAGATTGAACCTCCCATAGGTGTTCACCGCAGCACTCTGTGGACGTTCCATCAGAAAACCTCACTCGATAGATGGCCTTCACCCCTTGAGGGAATACACCTGTAATGGGCGTTGGCTTCCCATCGGGACCAATGACATCCATCCCCACTTCCGCCTCCCCCATAGTTCTCAGGCCCGTAGGGGTAACCAGAGTAGCTGTAAGGGGCTGGGCCTTTCCAAGGCCCATGTCGTTGGCCAGCAGGCCACCTTTGGTGCCCAACAGGGAGAAGTCCTGGAGCAGGAAGGCGAGGTCGTCGATCTGGTGGGGGAACAGGGGCAGGCCGCTGGGGGTGTGGGTCAGACCTTCGCGCTTCACGGGGGCGGGGGCAGCGATGGTGTCCAGGATGA